GCCGGGTTGGGGGCTGGCACGCGGGGTGCCGGTGAGCCGTCGGGCGACCTGCGCCAGTGCGGCTTGCGTTCGAGGACCTGCGCGAGGTCAGCCTGAATGGCCGCCTCGTCGATCTCTCCGCCAGCGGTCAGGTACTTGGCGGGGTCGACCGCGCCGACGGCGTCGGTCGGGTCGGCGAAGTCAGCGGCGGCGATGGCGTGGACGCGGGCAGCAACGGCACGTGCGCGCCACTGCTCGGCGTCGGTCTGCCAGCGGGCGAGTTCTTCGTCCTTGCGCTGGGCGTCGGTCTTGCTCGCCTCGACGAGCCGCTGGTATTCGTCGATCTGCTTCTGCTGCTCGTCCGTGAGCGCCGGACGAGCAGCGAGCTTGTCCTTGTCGGCCCGGAGTGCCTGAATCAGGTTCCATGCCTTCTCGGGGTTGAACTCCTCCGCGCTGCCCCACGGCGGGGCCTGCGGCTCCGGAGGGGTTGCTGGCGGTGTTGCTGCGGGTGGTGTTGCCGGTCCGGCCTGCGGCGACTGAGCGGGTTCTTGCGGCATGGCGACATGCCCCTTCCTGAGGGGTTGCGGGGTGCCCGCACCTGGCGGGCCTGACTGGGGGTTACTGCGGAGGGCTGGTGTAGGCGTCGTTGAACGCCTTGCGCCAGGCGGTCTGCGTCTTCTTCATCCCGGAGATGCCGCCGGTCGAGTTGGAGTAGAGCGCCTGCCACTCGCGGACCTGCGCGGACGGCTCGTAGGCGTTGAATACCGGTTCGGCGTGACACCGGCAGTGGTCGTGCGTGCGGAAGTCCGAGGACCGCGCCGACCGGTACACCGCGCCGCGGGTGGCGAGCATCGCGCAGAAGTAGCAGGCTCCCGGCTCCGGGACGCGCGCCCAGCCTTTCGCCTTCCGGTCACGCTGCACGTTGTCGACGATCGTCTGCCGGCCCGCATTGAGGACGAGGCGTTCACCGGCCGCCGCGAGCCTGGCCTGCGCAGAAGCCGTGTCCGGCTGCGCGCTCCATAGCGGAGCGGTCGCCCAGTCCACGGTCGAGCCGATCTGCGCGAGCGCGGGCGGTGCGGCGGCGTGCGGGGTGAACCGACCGCCGACATCCGCTGCAACCCTCGCATGGCCGTACTGCCGAGCCGCCAGCGTCGCCGATGCGGTGGCGTAGCGGCGCACGATCGCGGCGTAGAGCATCTTCCAGTTGGGCAGCGACCTGTCCAGTGCATTGACGTCGAGCTGCGCGAACGTCTCGCCGATCAGCGCCGTGACGACCGTGCCGAGTCCGGCCTGGGACGCCTGCGCCGCGCTAGCCGGCGCTGCTGCCGGTGCCGTCATTGCCTGCTGCGGTGTTGGGTGGGTTCACCACGGACGGGTTGATGTCGCGGGCGATCGTCGTATCGACCCGCGCCTCCTTCGCCTGCAGGCTCGTTGCCAGCTCGGCGAGCACCGACGCGCCAGCGTCGAGTTGCCGGTCCTGCGCCAGCCGGGCACGCTCGACCGCCGAGTACCCGAGCCGCGTCAAGGTCACGTCCGAGGTCGCCGGGATCGCGCCCATCTGCACCTGACGGAAGTACGCCTCGGAGTCGGCCGACGGCGTCGGGGTGGCGACATCCATCCAGCCGGTCTCCATGCGCGAGAACTCATCCGGCACGTCCGCGCCGTTGTTCGCGAAGCGCCATGCCAGCCGCATCACCGTCTCCAGCGGATCGGAGAACTGGTTCTGCGCCTGCATCGCGCGCCGGTTCACCCCGTCCTGAGACACGCGGATCGCGTCCGCCGAGGCCGGGTTCGCGGTCGACGTCTGACCGAACCACTGCGGCGGGAACTGGGTATAGGAGGCCATGAGTTGCGCCTGCTCGTCGATGATCTTCGTGAACACCGACGGGTCGAACGCCTGGAACTGCCCGACGGTCGGCACCTGGCCCTCGTCGTCACGCTCGAACGCGAGGAACTTCGACATGACCATATCGAGTGCCGACTTCGGGTTGCCCGACGCATCGACGAAGTCCGCTTCGGTCGCGCCGAGGAGGTAGCGGTGCGGGATAGCGTAGAACTCCCGCGCGACCTCCATCGCCAGCAATGTCCGACAGGTGGAGTCGGTCGTGTTCATCACGGCGGGCGTGATCTCCGACATGCCCTCGCGCAGATCCGAGCGGGCCCGGTTCGGGAACCGCACGACGGGAACCTCGCCGAAACCATGCTGATCACGGTCGTCGACCTGCCAGCCGCGCTCCAGGTCCAGGCGTGACATGAACACCGTCTGATCGGGCAGGTACAGCGCAGCCCGGAACACACCCTCGACCTCGTATGCCTGATACGCGGACAGCACGGCCCGCTTACGGGGGTCCCACTGCACCGCCAGGTTGAACGGCGACTCGACGGTGATCAGCGGCGGGTCGCCCACCGAGTCGCCCGAGCCGACGATCATGTAGCCGCGACCGCAAACGAACGAATCAAGGAAGCACAGCGGCGCCTCGGCGTCGAGGTTGTTCGCCTGCCACATCCCCAGCAGGTCCTCGTCAGCGTCCGTGTCGCCCGGCAGTCGGAAGCCATCCACGACGCACCGCTGCACGAGCGGGTCGACCGAGATCCGCGGCCAGTCCACCACTGTCCGCACGCCCGACAACTGCGGCGGGATCGACACGCCGAGATCGAATAGCCGCTGCGTGCCCTCGTAGTAGGACCGCTTGATCCGCATCTGGACCGACTGCATCGACAGCCGGGTGGCCAGACCGGTGATCAGCCGCGCCTCGTCGTCAGCGAGCCCTGGAGTGGATGACGCCGGCGGCAACAACCAGCCGGGGAGCTCTGGCAGCAGCGAGACGGGCTGCGTCACGGGTCACTCCCCCTCGGTCATTGTCAGCTCAGCGCGATCACGCGGCCCTTGTTGGGCACGCCTTGGCCCTTCTTGGACAGCAGGTACATGCGGCGCAGCATCCGTGCACCCGCGGCACAGACCGCGAGGTCGATCTTCTTCGTGGACTCGCGCCCGTCCTTGCGCATCGACACGCCGAACTTGCCGGGTGCGCGGCGCGCGTTGACCAGGTGCCACTGCAACGTGGATGACGCCTTGGCCTGACGGAACCGGAAGTCTCCGGACTGGATGTCTGCGTCCAACTGCTCGACGGCCGGGACGAACTGGGCAAGCCGAGCTGGTGAGGTCATGTCCCACGCCACCGCGTGCTGCCGGTCGCCGCTCTTGGTCGCCCAGACCTTCAGGCGCTTGCCGTAGCGGCGGTGCCAGGTGTCGCACAGTGGCCAGAAGAACCGGTCGTCGTCCTCGGCGTCGTCGTCTCGAGCGTGCGACGGGTCGAAGAAGAACGCGAGCACCTTGTAGGTCGCCATCGCCTCGATCACCGCGTGGTCGACCGCGTCCCGGTCGACGATCGTCGCCGCTTCGCCCGCCGTCGCCTTCTTCGGTTGCTGCACGTGCAGCGTCTGGCACAGGCCGTCGGAGATGCGGCAGGCGACGATGCCGGTCGCGTCGTCGGACTTCGACCCGTCACCGAACAGCACGATCTCGTCGCCGTCGGCCAGTTCGTCGGTCGTCGCGCACGCCTTCACCTGATTCGGATCGAACCGGGCATCCTCGGTCGCGGTGATCTGGTTGTACCACTTGCGCCGCGACTCCGAAGCCGAGTTCGACGGGTTCAGGATCGACTTCACGATCCGGCGCGTGTTCAGCCACGTCGAGTCGCCGCGGATCGACTCCACGACGCCCGGCGCGGCCTCGGCCGTCAACGGCGCCTGTGGTGGCGCTTCGAGCGAGTCGTACAGCAGGCCGAAGTCCAGCGACTGAGGGTTGTCGCCCTGCGTGGACTCCCAACCCTCACGGGTCCGCTCGGCCACCGAATCCTGACCAGGTCGGTAGGCGTTGCAGATGTCGAGCATCCGCGCTGCGCCGTCCTCCGACTTCGCCGCGTTGCCCTCGATCGCGCCGGCCATCTCATGGCCACCGTTGGCCTGAATCCAGTTCTGCGGCTCGTTGCGGATGATCAGGGTCGGACGGCCACCTTCTAGCGCAAGCGCATTCGAGGTCACGGCCTCGATCTGCGCCTCGTCGCCGCGGGCGTACACGTTCAGCTTGCCGACCTGCACGCCGTACCTCAGCCGCGTCTCGGC